CGAGGGACCACCAAATCGACACCATGTGGCAGATTTTCTATGATTTCCTTGTGGGATCGGATGAAGATTTTGTTAATGAGATCGACGGGAAACGCACCCCCAGCGTGACGGAGAAGATCCTCCTGTCGCGCCGAAAGTGAGTTAGCCGAGTAAGGCGCCGACTCAATCTTTCCAACTTTCCCCCCATCATCAAAGCTCCCTTTCGGCTGTAAGCCATAGAGTAGAGCCCCATTGATGAAGGGTACCTCCCCCCACTCCGTATCGTCCTCCACCTCGCTCGTTTCCTCATCATATACCTCCAATTCCGTATAAGTATACATCATTGAATTTAACATAATGAAGTCCGTGCTAGTGTAGTTCTTCCCCATGCTTTTGATCAACCCTGCCTTCTCTGTTGCATAAGACCACATATCGTAGTCGCAACGTTGGATAGGAAATCCGACATCGTCTCCATTAATTAGGAGACGAGCCTTATGGAGAGCAATCTCCCGCCCTTCGGATACTTCCATCACGTGACGCGTAATTGCGGCGTTCACTAAGCAGAGAATCGGGAAGGAGAGAGGTGATCCCATCAATTGGCCCCAACGTTGTTGGCCAAGATGAATCTGTTCCCTCCCTTCCTTCCTAAAGATGTCATGTCCCGTTAGACACCTTTCCAAAAGCACTTGGTACTCATCGGAGAGTTCCGCTATCTCCCCAATGGCCCGACACGCAGCGAGACTAAGCTCAGGATGCAGAAAGTCAGTTGCGGATTTATAATCACCCGACACCCAAACTTCCCCCTCCCCCAGCCGTCCCAAGGTCGTCTTCAGCAGGTCGCCGGAGATGGGTTCTCCAATCAAACGGAACGTTCTGTGGCGCTTCAAATTACGCCACATCCATCGTTGCAAATACTTCGCTAGATAATAGTTCTCGGCGGGACCTTTGGAAATCACACGAACCTTAAAAGGCTCTTTGATTCCAACTAATTCCGCTTCGTAACGATGATCCGACAAAGTCGCCCGGATTTTATTCTCCGGTTCACGATGTTCCGAGATTTCGAAAACCTCCACCCATCCCCGATCCATGCCCGCGTGGTCACAACCCAGAGTGTTAGACTCCCGAAAAGAGAGTTCCTTCCACACCCGATCGCGACAACGCAGATCACCCACTGGAATCCACCGGGAGCCGGACAGCATTTTACTTACCGTCAACACAGCCCCCCCATACATCCTTCCCCCAAATCGCCCGAAATGACCCCGCTCGGAAGGCCAGCTGAAAGCAGTTTCCATTTGCATGGCCAATGCTTGCTGATACGCCTCCTTAACAGTTCGAGTAACCTCCTTGCGTAATCTTGTGAGGTTAAACTGGTCACAACGGCACCCTCCCCAACCCTCTCTGAACTGTGGGTTTTCAATCCACGTTCTGCAGGTCTTCTTATCATAATGATCAGGGAAGGCAGGATCCTGCCAAAAATCACCTTCAAAGACGTCCGGTGGTAAAACCTTCATCTCAACGAGCTGTTGCCCGGAATTCCGAATAGTATTCTTGAGGAATTCATCTGAGACGCAAGGCGCTGACTTTTTAAACATCAGCAAGGACATCGCGAGGCTATGGTCTGCAAGATGACCCGGCAAGTGGAATTCGGATTTTCTATTCCGCTCCATCTGCCGTTTAGCAGTATTCGCATACCTGAGGAATGCACCACCAACTATTAAATTACCTTGATCACACTTCGGCACGAAGTTGGGCCGTGCCGGAGTTTCAACCTGCGATTCGAACCAGCAAAAGAATGAAGTGAGCTTCCACTTCAAATACTCTTCCATCCGGTCCTCCAAATCACAAACGATTAGCCGCTCTGCAAACCACGTCCACTGTTCAACGTTAAAATTGTTGAAACCATGGATCTGTAGAATGCCGGCCAATCTGGTGATGACCAAGCCTACCTTGCTTACGCTTTCGCAAGATAGGGAATCCGCTGAGGTTCCCAAATGGACCAGAGAATCTCGTGACCGGGTCAGGTTCACGAGTAGTCCACCCAGGATCAACTCAGCTTTACGAGAGCGCATCGTAACAGAAGCACTCACGGGGGTTTTGCTAATCCCCGACAGCCAGCAGCCAACCTTTTTGTCCAAACCTTGGATTATCAGGCGCTGCGTTTCCATCTTGAGAACGGTCTCCTTTTGCTGCTTCGAATCGCAGGTTGAAACTCCGGCACGGCCCAACTTCG